CCCCGCGACAGGCTGATTGGTGGAAGGTGAAACCGCCGAACTGGAACTAGGTTGACCGCCGCCGCCGCCGCCGCTGGCCTCAGTAACTACAGGATCGGACCCCTTAAACTCGCTGTCCCAAAAAGATTTGCCGCCACTGGTAAACATTGAACCGTCTTTATCAGTATCGAAAAAATTATTTACCATTGGCGCACCACGTTTTAGTGCAACACTCGCCGCATACGCCATCGGATTTGCAACAAGCGCGACCACATTGCTGACCATTCCAAATGTGCTGTCTTTGTTTCCGTCTATGCCGCCGCGCAAGCCGCCTACTTTCTGGGCCTCTGCGCTAGATATGTGTCCGTCTTTGTTCGCATCAGCCGAACCAAAGTTACCGTGACCATAGGTATCACCAGTGCGGCCCATCCCACCACCGTCAAACATATCAGATACGCCAGTGTATCCACCGAAAATGCCGTCATCGTTGTCACCGTCCCAGCCGCCTTTTAAACCGCTTCCGCTTTCGGAAGTGGAAATATGACCATCGCCGTCACTGTCGCGGCTTGAGTTATCAACGGATGAATAACTATCCCCTGAGTTCCCTGGACCGCCACCGTCAAACATATCACCAATACTGGTGTAACCCCCGAAAAACTCTAACAAACCTGTCTGTGGGTTTCGTGTGCCAGAACCAATTTGTTTGAGTAATTCGACTTCATCCTTGTTCACATGCACAAGCTGCGTATCTCCGTATCGGCCCATGTCCGATAAAGATTGAGCGATATTTTGCATCTGTTCGCTAGACATTTGGTTAGACATTTGTGATTACCGCCGCCAAGGTCACTTCAATATTTGTTAGAGAGTTCGCGCTAGTGACCGTGAACGCGATTTCTTTTGATGTAGTCACTGCATCTATTGCGATAGAGGCTGACAAGTTTTGCTCAGTCAATGTCGAGGAAGCCGAGATTACATCGCCCGCATTTATCCCGTTAATCCGAAGCTGCACGTTGGCAGAACCGGATGTGGATTTCACCGCGATTGCGTCAATCCGGACGTTCTGTTTGAACGCTCTAGTAATGACATAGTTGCCATTAGGGATAGAACCTGTCGCTTGGAAAAAATAGGATCGCGTTGCAAACGTATCTGGAAGCTGTGCGATGGGTAGCTTGCCCGTGGCGTCCAGACCCGCAACACCATCCGCGCTACCGATGTAGGTTTTTGGTATTACAGCGGTGAAATCCACATCGGCAAATTCCAAGCCGCCGCCCGTGCTGTTAATCCGCAAGAATTGCAGCGCATTGGTCGTGGTAAATGCGGGTATGCCTGTATCTGGTGAAGTCAAAAGCCAGCCAGTACCGTTGTAGAATTTCAAGACGTTTGGCGATGATGCAGTATCCACCCAGAAATCACCAGCGTTTGCCGATACTGGCTCAGACGCGCTAACATAAACACGCCCACGGTTCGCCAGCAAAGTTGTGATGCCCGCGACTTTGGCTTGCGGAATTTCATCATTGGTGATTGCGAGTTTGTTGAAGGGGATGAACCCATTAGTATTAGTGAACTTATCCTCAGTCATTAGACCGGACACCCTAACCTGTGATGTGTCCTCAATAATGATAAATGTTACAATATCGCCCGCTGACATAGCTGACGTAAATGTAATGGTCGAGTTGGTGGGCTGTTGGGTATAGTCGTTTGTACCACCTTGTCTCTGCAACACGCCGTTACGATAGACTAAGACAGATTGGCTTTCGGTGTGGGTAAATGGAAACACCGCTTGAGCCGCTGCCGCGATCACATCTGCGCGGATATAACCGCTGTCGTTAGATGATTGCACTTTGTAGATTGTGATTAGATCATTAGCCGCTGTCGCGGAACTCAATGTCACCGTGTTTGCTGTCGGGCTACTGGTGAAAGATGTAGTCGCTTGTAGCGCACCGTTGACATAAAGAACAATCGCATCAGCCGCCTCATGGATGAAGCTGAAAACGGTTGTGCCTGTCGGATAAGGGATCGCGGAATTAACCGTAGCGTTTACAACATGGTCAGCGCGGCCCGAAAACAACGGTGAACCAATCGTTCCAACGTCTGAACCAGCCGTGCCTTTCAGTTCAGCAATAGTCGCAAGCGGCTTCCAGCCAGCTTCTCCCTCAGTGTAAGTTCCGACACGGTACTGCAAACCGTTGATACTGTCGTTCCGAATTTCTACAGGAGCGTCCAAAATACCATTTATATCAAAGAGTTTTGCAACCAATTCAGCAAGCGTATTGTCACCCGCTTCTGCACTGTTCAAATAACGAACAATGTTTTCAATGTCGGCCCCAATGTTGCCGCTTGATGTGTGATTTCCAGGGTATAGAACTTTTAGGCGGGCCATTTTATTTTTCCTTGTGCATTAGAAACGCGAAAGAGATTAACGTCACATCGCTATCAACGTCTTTATCTTCCGTGCGGAACCTCAATCGAACCCCGCGAAAAATGTGGTTAAAGGGAAAGCTGTAGTCAGATTTCAACGGGGCATCGCCCCAATGCTTGTCGCCTTCAATCCGGTCTAGGTTGACTTCCATCGTAGCCATTGGTCGGTCCAGATCATCCATCGCGTCTATGTAGAAACGACCCGCACCTGTTGCTTGGATGACAAGCGAGTGTGTGCGCTTGTTGTTCAAGAAATCACCCAGCCAAAGCACGGGTGTTTCTGCCAGCATTGGAGAACGGCGAAGGTCTGACAATCCTGTGTCCTGTAGGAACACGCGATCTGAGGCTTCATAAACCCCATCCGAGGTTCCGAACATCAGCCGTCCACCCAAAAACGCACCACATCGCGGAAGCAATGTGTCGCCAAGCTGGAAGTTTACCATTTCATAACCAGACCGGAAATTCATCGACAACCGCTTGGTCTGCGTACCGCCACGGCGGGGAAAGAAAACGTGGTAAGTCTGGTTGTCCTGATCATAGATCGCAGAAATCATGCGCGGGTCAGGTGTAGTCTTGACCAACTCTTGATAAAGCGGCTCGACTTCATCAGACAATGAAGCTTCCGCAATCGTTATGCCGTTTTGCTCAGACCGCATAATTGAGTGGATGCCGCGCCGAGAACAAAACAAAAGGTCAGAGCCAGCGTTTACGATTGAGTTGTGCGACACGCACCCGATCCGAAGATTAGCGCGGCTGTCTAGCTGCCATTGCTCAAAGTCCGGATCAATGATGTAGACCAGCGTTTGATCCTGAGTAAACACCGCGAGGCGGTTAGCCTCAAACGTACCCATGCCCACAATCTTGTCAGCCGTACCGATCAAGTTTGAAATGTCGATAAAGCTGGCGCGGGTGACTTCCTCAGTTGGGGCTTCCTCTGCAAGAAAAATGTCCGGATCGTCAACGCGAGAAAACTCAATGACCGTGGGGCGGTCACTGAAACCAGACACGGCTAATCGCCGCTGGATCGGGACGCCAAAGGCGGGCTTGATCGCAGTGGTAGCCGTGTCGAATTGAAAGCCGTCATAGCGATACATTCTTTGATCTTCGGAAAAGATGTGAACCTTGCCCTTGAAGTTTGTCATCGTCACGATTGCGTTTTTTTGGTACGCTTGTTCAACCCTGTGACCCCGATCCGAGGCTAGGTGAGTATTCGCCGCATCTTCCTCCGCGAAGCACACGCCCTCACGATTGTAAAAGCGCAGGGCTTTGACCGGAAATCTGTTTGAGCCAGTATGCAGAAAGAATTTCGGATCTCGCAAAAGCTGCCCACGATAATCAACAAAGCAATTATCTAGTATCCAAAAGTTTTGCTCTTTCTCAATTTCCATCGCTGTTATGTCGCGTGAGCGATCAATGCCGCGAAACCCATAGTAAGTGTTTGCAGAGGATTTTATTGAAATGGGAGAATAAGCAAGACGGGTCATCAGTAACCACCAGAACTAGCGGTAGAACTAGAGTTCGATGTGGCCGTGCTAGAGTTCGACGTAGTTGTTGAAGTCGTGGTCGTTACCCCGTCCGTTGTTGAGGTCGTGGTTGTAGTCTTAGCCTTGGTCTTAGGCTTATATTTTTTATTACTGCCACCATCTGTTATGTTGAACTCATATGATTTGTTCCCGTAAACACGGTGATGCAACGTGTCGGACAAATTGGCTTGGTACATCTTTAGAAACACCATCGCCTTTTCCGATCCTTGCTGGATAAGATAATGAGCGGTCAGCCCGTCAATCATAACCATGTCAGGGATAGGTCGCCACTGTGTCGGGTCATTGTAGTAATCAATTTCGCCGCCGCCCCAGTAAGGATTTTTTCTGCAATCCTCAATAACTCTATTGGCGAGTTCGATCATCATCATCATAACTTCGCCGTCTATCCTTGATGGCGAAAAGTTGCCCGCGCGGGTTAGTGCCGAGCGCACCAAATCTTCAAGCGGAGAAAACTTTTCCCGACCCGCCGCAAATGGTTTTTGAACAGAGGCTTCAGCCATTATTCATCCTCGCAGCTTATGATACGTCCAGACCAAACGTGATGGTGCATTTTGAAGCCCTCGGTTAAAGCGGTGGGTACGCGCCAATGAACGTATTGCCGTTCAACATCCCAACGCCCGTCAACAATATCGTCACCAACTCTAATGTCGAAAGCATTGGCTTCCGGATTAACCGAAACGAAAAAGCTATACTCAGACTTCATATCGTTTTTTGGGGCGTTGTTTTGACGGGCCTTTCGTGCGGGCTTGACCGCTTCTTCGTAAGCCTCGTTTGCTTCTGTTGTGGGATCGTCTGCGATAAAGTGACCATCGGTTGTTCGGGCGCGGTTACGGGCCATGTAAGAAATCTCCTGTTAAATTGTCGCCCCTCAATAATACCCATTTATGCGGGGGGATCGTCCCAATAAAAAAGGGGAGCCGAAGCCCCCCTTCTCATTTTTCCATCAAAAGACTTACGCTACTGCGGTCCAGTTTTTGATGTATGTGTGAACTTTGTCTTGCAACAGTTCTAGGCCACACTCGGTCAGGTATTCGTGGAGTACCGAGTCATCCGAAGCGTTCTGACGATCACGCAAGAGCGAAGTATCCCGCCCTTCCATGTACCTATATTTGACGTAAGGCATGTCCAAGATCACCGCTGCATTGTCCATTCCAGGGACCATGCGGAATTGTGGGTGAAGGTGAACCATAAGATCGCCCGCGAAGCTGGAATATTGTGTCATCCCAACGCCATAGCTACCCTCAACCACGGTAGGCGACCAGCGGTCTTTACCGAATTTTTGAAGGTGTCCAGCAACTTTCGCACCACAGAACATGACTTTTTGCTTAGAACCGAAAGCAAAAATATCTTCGATCAACGCACGGTCAAACTGATCCTCTGTCATCACGTTTGATGCAGTGGAACGGTCAAGTACGTTGGTCATTGTTGTGGTCAGACCGCCAGTGTAACGGCGAGGCTGTGAAGTTGAGCCATTGGTTTCATGTTTCTTGCCGAAAAACATGGCTCTCTCAATATCCATCATGTGCATTTTGAGGGCTTTAGTCGCCATTTCATCTTCTTTGTCACCCGTCCGAAGATTGGTGGCTTTCAAAGTTTCGGTGACGGTAAACGCTGTGCGGAAAATCTGAGTGAAGTTCGATGCTACACTTGCATCAAAACTTACGCCAGTTGGAGCGGATGCCCCTTCCTCATATGCCGTACCCGAAATAAACAATTCAGCATTGTCAGCGATTTGGTGAGTAGTCCCGCCAATGTTTCGCTCGACAGTCAGAGTTGTCGCACCGCTATTAGCACTACAACGCATGACTTCGCCAGTTGTTGCATTAACGATAATTGTTCCGAGAACAGCGAACAGATTGTCATTGCCAGCATCAACCGTGATCGAAGTTGTTGATGTAGATGCAACCGCACCGTTCACCTTTAACTTACGATTGGGTAATTCGTCGCGGAAGTTTTTAAACTCCGGATCGTCTGTACCCTCCGAGGATGACATTGCAAGCAATGCGCCGAGCGGCGAAGTGCCGTTTGGTTCTAAAAGTGAGTACAACTCACGGTAGTTTTTGGGGCGGAAGTCTGTTCCAAACTCACCTGTACCCCGAAGCCCTAGAATAGCAGCCATTTGCTATCTCCTAATTAGTGTTTCGGTTTTCGAGGGACATTTAAAATCGCGGGAAACACGCAACCTTCAATTCCCTAATATCTGTACCGCAATGGTGAAGCCGTAGCGTCAACGGTTAATGACATTATTCAGAATTAAGTGTTGCGTGTCGTCCCTCTTTTTATGGATTTCGCTTTGCCAATGCAGCGGCGGCTAACCGATCCATAGTATTGTCGCCTTGAGGCGCGGAGGCGGGACCAACAGGACCACCCGATTGCGTCTGCAAGTACGCTTGGCGGCGACTTGACATATCTTTCAACCGCTGGAACTCTGGCGTGTTTCTTTGATTGGCGAAGTCTTGAACAACCTTCATGGTCAAACCTTGATCCGCGAAGTCCTCAGACGTATAGCCCCGCTCACCAGCATAAGCTTGGAAGTCAGCCACGGCTTCATCTGGCAAGCCAGCCGCGACTTGGGCGGAGTCCAGATTGTTGCCGATAGAACGCCTGATCACTTCGCCGCGATCTGTCTGTGCTTGCTGTGCGTTCTGGATGCCCTGTTGCGCTTGCTGCCCCATCTGTTGAGACATTTGCTGCATCATATTCATGCCTTGACCAAGCCGCTGTTCCATCGCGTTTAAACGTGCAGCCGCTTCCCTATACCCAGGGGGTAATGAGATAGCGTTCTCGTCCTCATACTTCTTTAACTCAACGTCCATGTCAGGCTGTTGAGCATTTGGAAAAGGCTGTTCTGCCTTCGCACTACCTTCACCCGCTGGGCGGGCGCGGCCCATCTGTGGGTTCTTTGTGTAGGCCATCATTGCAGCTTGCATAAGCTTGGCAACTTGTTCTGGCTGTGCGCCAGAAGCTTTCATCATCTTCTCAGCAAAATCATTTACAGGTTTCATCTGGCTTTGCTTGAAATTCAAGTCACGGTAACGATCAAATGTCGATCCGATCTGTTGAGGCGTTAATTCTCGCTCGGCCTCGCCCACTTGAATTTTATAGAGTACGGCATCTTCTTGCGTTTTGTCACCCTCAGTCTGGGGGGAACCCACTTGAGCCGCCGCCTCTTGGGGGGTCGCGTTTTGCGCGGGGGGCGTTGCTTGCGGTGCTTCGCCGCCTTGTTTCTTTGCTGCGATACGGGCTAGTTGATCTTCTTGGTCTGCCATTTGTCTGTTCCTTTACTCGGCCATAGCGGAGTTTGTAGATTGTTCTAATGCAAGATCGCCCTCTAACTTGTGTATCAGGCGTTCCGGTAAATTTAACAGTTGTTCAGCCGCCCAAATCGAACCGCGCTGAAAATCCATTTGCTGTTGGGTCATGTCAGGTGAACGGGCCATCATAAGCGCAAGCTGTAGAATTTCATCTTGCATGACTTTGTTAATTTGTGACCAAGCGCGGCTTTCTAAAAGGGCGATCAAGTCTTTACGTTGAGTTTTAATTGACATTATTTGTTTATAATTCCCGATGATGGTTTCTTTGTAATCGTTGCCTTCGACGCAATGATTGGTGAGCAACCTTTTTTGATCAGGGGGTTAGGTTTTTTTGCCAACTTTCTTTCCTTTCTTCTGGGGCCAGCCTTTTTTCATGGATGCGTAAGCTTTATCAGAAACCGTAGAACTGGCCTTAGTTCTGGAAGTGCCGTTTTTTTTACGATTATTGATATTGCGAACAAGGCTCATTAGTACCCCTTCTTTTTCTTGGGGGTAGTCATAGGCTTGCCTGTCTTTTTGGCGTGAGCCGCTGCCTTTTTCTTTCCATCCTTGGTATATGGAAATTTCTTTTTACCGACTGTTGGCATTTTCTTCGATCCTCTTGCGTTGATGTGCGATTGCCGCACGTTGACGTTCTAATTCTAGGAACTGACAGTCTAATTCAGAAAGACCCTCAGTGACTTCAATAAGGTGAGCGTGATAATCCTCAAACCGAATAGGCATCAGCAATCCCAAGCCTTCCTTGACCAGTAATTTGCAGACAATTTACCCGCACCGCCCGTAATGCCCGCCGACCTCGCGCAGTAAGACTTCTTACGCGCGGGGTTGGATTTCTTGATGGTCATTTTAGGGTCGCCAAACCGAACAATCTTTTCCTTGCCGCCAGAACAAGCCTTCACAATAGACTTTTTCTTAGACCCCGCTGGTGCGCGGCGGGGCTTATTGCATGGCATCTTCGCTTTGTTGACCTTAGCTTTCGCCATATCACGCCGCCTCGTATGCAGCCTTATCAGTAGCGATTGCAGAAGCGTTGCTTCCCTCGTTCACGCCCAGCGCGGCCTTGTTAGTCGCGTCACCCATAATTTTTGGGGAACGCTCCGCGATCTGCTGAAGAACATACTTGTTCGTTACAACCGCCTCACCTTCGACTGAGGCTTTGAACTCAGTTTCGTAGCTGTTTAGGACGCTGTAATAAAACTTGCCGCCCCACTGTAGTAGGCTGCGTACATTGCCACCCACCCAAGTCGGGTTGCCCCAGCCTTCTGCTGGGACGCTGTATATCTTTGAGGCTGAGTTATCGTATGCCATTGTTTTCTCTCCTACTGAGTGCGCTTGACGGGAATGTAGCGGTTGCCTTCACCGCCGAGGTGCTGAGAACTGTCGTTGCCCCAGTTGTACATGTCGCCGTGTTTGTCCAAGACTTGCCAAGCGGCTGTCGTTGACGAACTGAACCCCATTCTGCCGCTGCACGAACCCTGCACGATTGTGCCATTGACGCCGTTTGGCAAACTCGGACACATGGGGCTGGATACGGGAGATTGGTAGTCGTAAAAGCCGATGTTGTAACTGGGGTAGCCTGTCATATAAACCCAGCCGTTTTTGCGGGCGATACGATCCGCTTTGGATTTGTGGACGATGAACATAGTCTGGAAGTAGCCAACGCTATCACCGTGCGGTGCGATGATTTCCGACACCCAAGTAAGTTCTGCGCTGGTAGCAGAGGGCGTGGAAATGTTTGACGTTGCGTTGCCTCTGCCGTGTACGCCGACAGCGTTTGAACCACATGCGTACATGCTGCCATCTTCTAAGAGGAACCAGACGTTAGAGCCGTACCCGCCGCGCGGGAATATGTCGATTACGTGTTTGTTGGTATCAACGCCGAGGCCACCGCCCATTTGAACAAACGTGCTTTGGTTCGTTGTGTTGCCGTTTCCGAGTTGCCCAGTATTGTTGTAGCCAACTGCGTAGACGCGACCTGACCGCATGAGTACAAATGACGATCCGTAACTGCCTTCACTGCAACACTGCACTTTGATTGGGATTTGACCAGATATGGTGATTTCAGTCGGGGTGCTGTGGATTGTTGTCGTGTTGCCGCGACCACATTGACCGTATCCATTATAACCCCAGCTATACAATTTGTTGTCGTTTGTGATCACCATGCAGTGACCATAATCGCCGCTGCCAACGCTGATGGATTTTACATTCTTGTCGAAGGCACTGACCTTTTGGACGGTGTTGTAGTTTGTCACGTTGCCGAGGCCGAGTTGTCCGTTGACACCGTACCCCCAGCTATAAAGGTCGCCATCTTCCATCAACACCATGATGCTGACGGACACACCCGCACCGCTGCAATTATCGCTCACGATTTTGCGTACACGACCAGCCGACGATGGAAGGTTCACTTTGTGAAAATATTGGCGGTCAGTGTTTGCTCCATCGGCCTGTTGGCCTTCATCGCCGTGTCCCGTGATGTAAACGTGACCGTTGGCTAATAAGTGCATAGAAATGCTGTACAGGTTTACGGTTTGGATAACGTCACTGAACTCTGTATTATCATCGTTCTTTCGGTGACCGCCTTGTCCTATCCCATTTTTGGCGTAGCCGTTGATCTCCCACATACTATCGCCGTTGTAGTATTTGCCGTTTTGACCTTCCGTGGCGTAGCCCCAATTCGCGCCTTCCAGTTTGCCGCGATTGTAAACAATCGCAGAACTGTGTTCTTGGCTTCCCCAGCCATTCGGGGTCATGTCCCATGTGCCTACATCGCTGGCGTAAATGTAGCTGGCGTCACCCGCCGATCCTGTTGAGCCTGTGATGTAGTTGCTCAGTCTGTATTTACCACCAGACCAAATCCCTGTTGTATCACGGGATAGCGAAGCTACCTTGCGGTTTTCATT